ACTGTAGCTTCAATCAAGGACTTCCAGGCTGACAAAGGAATGGACGTCACAGGATCTGTTGACGCTGATACCTTTATGAAGATCTTTGAAGGAGATGTACACGTAAACGTAGTACTATAAACTCCTTTACAAGGAAGGCCGATGCTCACACAGAGCGTCGGTCTTTCTTACTTTCTACACGCAACTTGAAAAAATAGTTGGAGACGTTTTCAAGAAGGTCTCTCCCTATACGTAACCCTTTCTCACCTCCAAGCCATTTTAACCAAAAGGTACTGTTTCTGCTCCGTATGTACACGTTACTATAAGCGCAGTTTGTACACATTCGTCGAAAAAGATGATACATTATTCTCGTGGCGCATACACCCGATCTACCAAAGAGCGAAGCCGATTTCCTAGCCTCCCTCTCCAAGGAGCAACTCTGGCGCCGTGTTAAAGATCTCAACGATGCAGGCTGGACCCTTCAGTCCATAGCCGATGCGTTTGATCCGCCACGCCGGCGCTCAACAATTCGCAGTTGGGTTATCAAGGATACGCCTGAGTGCGATTTCGTCACCGCGACCCCTACCCCGCCTCAACCTAAATCAAAGTCAAGACGTAAGCGTCCAAAGTCTCCTGGTATCCCGCATGATGAGCAGTTACACATCGCGCGCCTGTCACCCGTTGCTCGGCGCTTCCGCGCACGAACAAACCCTTCATCCGTTTCTTTCACCGCGAATCAAGAATTGACGCATATAGCAGGACTTCTCTACAACAAAGGTGTTACCGTGTCTGAGTTAGCCCGTGCTTCAGGAGTTACCTATCGCGCGATGAAACGAAGAGTAGATAAGGCGCTTACACAATGAAGGTCGTTCACGATTTCTTCCCCGCAACCATAGTTGCGGTTGCGCCCGGTATCGTCCAGGACTTTATGACGGTGACGACAAATCGTGCTGATGTGCCTAACGGCAACAAGTATTTCGAGCGTGTTCGTGTTGTGATTCTTGAGAACGACTATAACGAGCAGATCATTATGATAGCAGCGGATCATCACGAAGGACCTCGCTTAATCTTTCGCGAGAAAATCTCACTTTTTAACTGGTCAGGAAGTAAGACACAGGATTCCCAGGCGCTTATGGAGTCAGGGAAGATTATAGCGTTTCGTAAGACCCAAGGATGTTCAACCTGCGGCAGCAGACTGCGATCTTGGAGCCCTTATATAACAATGGACTCAGTAAAGGACCCTACCGAATGAACCTAGACACATACATGATTGAACACATGCCGTTTGCGCACGTGATTATCCTCTCCCTATTCGTCTACCGATTGACACGGCTCGTCGTCTTGGACGAGATACTAGCTCCAGTCCGCGACTGGATCTGGGATAGAAAGTCCCCAAGCAACTCTCACATCGGATATCTCTTTACCTGCTCCTGGTGCGTCTCGCTATGGGTTGCGCTCCCGGTCGTATTTTTATATGCTCTATTTCCAAGTATGACTATCCTAGTTGGGTGTATATTTACCCTGTCCGCTATAGCAGGACTTATAACTGCGCACTGGGATCAGTAATGACTCGTGCTCCGTTAGCAAACGACGAGGAGTAACACGTGGGACTATTCTCTAAGGATAATAGTAAGAAGCCTTCCGGCTCTAATTCCCGTACTCGTCGTATCACCGCACAGGCGCCTCGTAACCCACAGCCATCTGCTGTAGTCTATGAAGGTGTTACCTATGCCCAGGCAGTTCCTTACTCTGCTCCTCGCGCTCTTACAGCCGCGGCAGTTCAGTTGCAGATTAACGACAAGGGCGAAGTTGAAAAGTTTAAGCAACGTCGCACCGGCGGATCCAGCGACTGGCAATCTGAAGCGTGGGAGTACTATGACGCCATCGGCGAAATTAAGTATGCCTTTAACCTCGTTGCGTCTGTAGTTTCACGTATTCGTCTCTATGCGGCGGTTGTTGATAACCCTGCGGAGAGTCCAGTTCCTGCACGCAGCAGTGATGTTATTGACGCACGTCTTGCGGCAGCGGCAGAGCGCGCAATCGCACGTCTAGACTCCGCATACGGCGGACAAGCTGGTCTTTTACGCGATGCAGCCCTTAATCTTTCTGTTTCAGGTGAATGTTACCTCGTCCAGTTCCCAGAGCGCAAAGGCTCAGGACTTAAAGAATCTTGGGATATTCGCTCCACAGATGAGCTACAACTTGACTCTAAGAACTCATATGTCATCATTCCACGTCGTGACATTATCGGAACTTCTTCTTCACGCTCTGGCGCAAATGGAATTAAGCTTCCCAACACAGCGTTCGTTGGTCGTATTTGGAGAGCTCACCCACGTTACTCTGAAGAGGCTGATTCATCTTTGCGCGGTCTACTTGATCTCTGCTCAGAGCTACTTTTGCTCAACCGTACGTTTCGTGCGACAGCTCGCTCACGCCTAAACGCTGGCGCTCTCTATCTTCCAGACGGTCTCTCCGTTGCCGCGTCTCCAGACCCAGACTACCCGTATGATGACGAAAACGATTTGAATCCTGGCATGACCGCGGAGGAAGCAGCGGACGAGTTTGAAGATCAACTCATGGATGCGATGACTACTCCTATCCGTGATGAGGACTCCGCCAGCGCGGTCGTTCCACTTATTATTCGTGGACCTGCAGAGCTTGGCGACAAAATTAAGCAGTTTAAGTTTGAACGCTCATTTGACCCTGCGCTTGCAGAGCGGTCAGATCGCGTCCTCGAGCGTATCCTCCAGGGACTTGACGTTCCTAAAGATATCGTTACAGGGCTAGCAAACGTTAAGTACTCTAACGCGCTTCAAATTGACGAAGCTCTATATAAGTCTCACATTGAACCGTTGATGCTTCTCATCGCAGATGCATTGACAGTCGTCTACCTACGCCCTGCGCTCCTTGCTTCAGGCTTTGCCGAGGAAGATGTTTCACGCATTACCGTCTGGTTTGATCCTTCACAGGTTGCTACACGTAATGACCGTGCAGCGGATGCTGACTCAGGATTTGACAAGATGGCAGTCTCATACGAGACATGGCGTCGCGCTCACGGCTTCTCAGCGTCTGACGCTCCAGACTCAAACGAACTTGCTATTCGCCTTCTCGTAGAGAAGGGTGTTCTTTCACAAGAGCTTACCCAGGCAATGATTGGCGCAGTTGCTCCCGAGGTTATGAAGTCTGTGCGTGAAGCGCAACAGGTTGAGTCCGCGGCTCCTGTCCCTCAGGAGATTCAACAGATTTTGGACAATGCGACACCCGTTGCTCCTGCTCCAACTGAACCAACTGAACCACCATTACCACCGGCTCTACAAGAAGGAGCGTAGCAATGCACGAACATCAAGACAACAACAGATCAGAGCTTAGTAGCTCGATTGCCGTAGTTCTAGGCAGCGCGGTTACTATGTACTTTAAAGCGCATGGCCATCACTGGAACGTTAAGGGACGTGACTTTGCAGAGTTCCATGACTTCTTCCAGGAAATCTACGAGGATGTTTATAGCTCAGTAGATCCGCTAGCAGAGCTCATGTTGAAGATGGGAAACAACGCACCGTTTAGACTTCAAGACTTCATAGATCTTAATCAGACACATGATATGGAAGTTAACAACGACCCTATGCTTATGCTGCAAGATCTACACGCGGCAAACGATGTTCTCATCGCGGTTATCGGCCAAGCCATTGAGGTTGCAACTAACTACAACGAGCAAGGTGTTCTTAACTTCCTCGCAGAGCGTGATGACATGCACAAGAAGTGGCGTTGGCAGATCAGTGCTTATCTAGCACCTAGTGATTCTGGTATGCCGGGAAAATCTGAAGCTGTTGAACTTTTAGACGCAGGAGATATTCCTGTTGTTGAACAGCTTATAGACGATGCAGACGGGTGCCCACTTTGTGGAGTATCCGGCTGCGTATGTCCAGGATGTGACGGAGGACAGTGTCTATGTGACTCTACCTGCGTATGCAATCAATGTCTGTCTGCAGAAGAATATGGACAGTACACTTCTCAAGATCTATATTTCTCTTTTCAAGAGCAGCGCGTTGAAGCTCTTCAAGCAGCAGGTGTTATCGTTGCCGAAGAACAAGACCTTGCCGCAGCTCTGCTAGAGATCGCGGACAAGTACGGAAAGTTTAATGAAGACGAAACAGGCATCTGGGCAGGATACACTCCTGCGGCTGATAACGAGTATAAAGAGATTGGTGTTAAGTGCATCAACTGTGTACTCTATGAAGGTCCTGGCGTTTGCAAGATTATTGCGCCTGCTATTGAAGATGACGGCAAGTGCCGCTTTGCGGTTATCCCTGACGGCGTAGTTAATGTTGAAGGCGCAGACGACGGTGAAGTTATAGTTGCCGCAGGAGAAGCTGACGCATGTCCCGTTGCAACACAGGACATTCAAGTTAACCTAAAGAATCGTCAAAACGCAATTGACAACGTTGGCTATGGCCCGTTG